TACGACCTGTTTCAATAGTCGTTGATTCTTCATCAAATATACCAACACTCCCAGTTTTGTCCAAAATTTCAACTCGTGACCAACCCTTTCCTCGTTTAATTGTTTTAACCATACCCATTAAAATATATGACCCCTTTTCTTCAAAATCTTCAATTGATTGAATAAATGCATGATAGTGAGATGGAATAGAAATATTAAATTCTGGAAGATTTAAATATTCATAAAGGTTTTCCTTTATATCTTCATCATTGCGAGGATTATCAGGAAATGTTGCTGCGCCAGTTAGTTTTAATGCATTTAATGCTCTACTATTTACTCCATTTCCTTTTGTAAATGTAAAGTCTTCAAGTTGTTTATAACTGGTAAATGGCCTTGCATTAATATATTTTTGTGCAATATTATTTGAAATAAATTTAATACCAGTTAGTCCAAAACGAATACCCTTACCTTCAATTTTAAAATCTAAATCTGAATCATTAATATGTGGTAATTTAATTGAAATCCCCATGCGTTTTGCTTCAATAAGATATTCTGTTCTGCCATCTTTATCTTTTTCATTTTTAAGAAGAGAAAACATAAACTCAAGAGGATAATAATATTTTAACCACGCCGTCCAATACGAGAGAGTAGAGTAAGCAACTGCGTGGCTCTTGTTAAACGAGTACCCCGCATGTTCTTCAAAATCATGCCAAAGGTCCAAGGCCTGGTTAGGAGATATGTACTTACTTGCCCCAGCAACAAACCTATCTTGAAATAGATTGAACTCTTTTGCATCCTTTTTCTTTCCAATAATCTTACGAACTTTGTCAGCCTCTGCCATTGTCATTCCACCAAGATAAACGCAAGCCTGCATAACCTGTTCCTGATATAGGATACACCCATATGTATCACTGGTAAATTCTTTTATGATTTGGTGAATATAGGAGACATTTTGTTTACCATGTTTGCGGGCAATATAATCTTTTCCAATAGTATTCATGGCTCCTGGACGAACTAAAGCATTTGATGCTGCCAATTCATTAAAATTTCTTACCCCCATTTTTACTAAAAGATTTGTATATGGTGTTGCTTCACACTGAAATACGCCTTTTGTATACCCGTCTGAAAGCATCTCATATACTTTAGGATCTGCCATATCAAGAGATAAAAGATCAATATCTTTATAATGATTTATTTTAATCATATCAATACAATCTTTAACCACACTTAAAGTTTTAAGACCTAATGCATCAATTTTAATAAGACCAATTTTTTCAGCCTCTTCCATGTCAACACCAACCACAGGAATGCGATCATCGGATCCAGGAGAAGAGCGAGTTTCCAATGGCGCATACCTAAATATTGGATTCTTACTAGTAACCACACCAGCAGCATGAATACCAGTGCCCCTAATACGACCACGTAACTGTTCTCCATAAATCTCCACTTCTGGATATTTTTCTCTAAACCACAATGTAGTTTTAGATGTGCAATATTCATCCCAAGTATCAACTAACTTTAATACCTTGTTAACATCTGTCAATGGTATATCTAAAACTCGTGCAACATCTCGCACAACACCTTTATCTTTAAATTCAAGGAATGTAGCAATAGATGCTACGTGCCTATACTGTCTAACCAAATAATCTTTTACTTCATCACGACGTGTATCTTGAATATCCGTATCAATATCAGGAAAGTCATTACGTTCTGGATTAATAAAACGAAAGAATAAAAGTCCATGCTCTAATGGATCTATATCTGTAATACCAAGCATATAACAAACCAAAGAACCAGCAGAAGATCCACGACCAGGACCAACTAAGATTCCTTCTTTCTTAGCCCAGTTAATCATGCTTTGAACTACAAGAAAATATGGAGCAAATTTTTTATCTTTAATAATTTCAAGTTCTTCATCTAATCTTAACTCATATGAATCATTTCCTACCCAAGAAGATGTCAACCTTTTATCACTTAATGCTTGCCAGGCTAGATCTCTTAGTTGTTGATCTGGGTTTTTATATTGAACAGGAAGTAAGTTTAGTCCATCTTTAATATCATAATCTTCTACTGTATCTGCTAACAATATGGTATTTGAATATATATCTTCTCTATTAATGCCCTGTTTTTCCATTGCTGCCTTAATTTCTTCATATGAAAGAAGATGAATATCAAATTTATTAAATGTTATATCACGATTATGACCATATAAATAATCAAGTCGTTCCATCATGTCTGTTTTCTTTTTAGATTTTTCATATGTTGCATCTTTGTTTACTTTTCCATGTGTATTGAGGATCAACTTAAATTCTTGTATTTCTTTTTGTAGTGTATCTGAATGATGGCAGTCTGGTGTAACAACAGCCCTTATATTAAATTCATCAGCAAGTTCAATTAGGTATTTATTTATTTCTGGCGTATTGTGTGGCATAACTTCAATGTAATAATTACTACCAAAATTATCTTTAAACCATTTAATATGTTTTTTAGCAAGTGCAAATTCTTGCTCTTCTAATGCTTTAACAATAACGCTACTAGGACAAGCAGAGGTTACAATAATTCCCTCTTTATATTTTTGAAGAATGTCAAAATCAAATCTTGGTTTTTTAAAAAATCCATCTGTCCATGCAATTTCGCTAATTTTATTAAGGTTTTCCAAACCTTTTTGGTTCTTGGCTAGAAGGATAATATGGTTATAGACAAGATCTTGCTGACCTTCTCTTTCAGACTTATCTCTTTTATCAGATATATCTGCACACATGTATCCTTCTAGACCTAGAATTGGCTTAATACCCTTTTCTTTTGCAGCACGATACAACTCTCTGTGACCAGAAAGTGTACCGTGATCTGTAATCGCAAGAGCACTCATACCCAACTTGCTAGCACGGTCTACATACTCTTGTGGAGTTGCTATGCCGTCAAATAGGGAGTAGTGAGTATGAACATGTAAGCCTACGTAGTTCATCTTACCAATCTGTGTTGGTTGATGAAGTTACAGATGGGGTATCAAACCCCAAATAGAATGCTTCTTGTTCAGCATAAGGAATTTTCTTTAATGCTAACTCAAGAGCGTATGGCTTGTATGCTGACCAGTCAAATGGTTCTTTGTCTGGTGCAGATGGAATGAGTGTATAACTTGTTTCAGTACCCTGACCATTACGCTTTAACTTCCATGAAATATTTGAGATGCTTCCTGTTTCAAGAGCATACTCACGAATAGTATTAAATGCAGATTGCTTACTTACACCCATTGACCAAATGGCTATGTATGGCTCTTCAATGCCATCATCTACAAGTACGTTGCAATAAAAACGAAGACGTGCTCTCCAGCCAGCCTTTGGATCTTTACGATGCATCTCTTCAGCCCAGTCACGGCCTTCTGTTTCCATAGTATCTACAGCCTTGCGCTTATAGTCTTTTGGATTTGTGTGTTCTTTAACAACAAGTGCTAAACCACGGTCTGCGCTATAGTTTGCAGAATCTTCGTCAAGTTCTTCAACGAATCTAATTTTTGCAGATTGTCCATCGGCAAGTTTTAACCATCTTACCTTTGGGGAGTTTTCATCATATTTTGGTTTATCAACTAGGGCATTAATATTTTTTAGTCCCTTTACAATAGTCATATTATTTTTTTTCTCCTTATGTGTTATATCTATTTTAACATACTGCTGATAGAATTGTCAAACTGTAATTCCAATTTTTTAATTGCATCATCATCCATGTCGCCTATATCTTTATATTTTTTATCTATATATACAGAAGTAACAACAGGGCCAAGTTTTTGAATTAACTTATCTCTCATTATTATTCCTGCATCATCGTTATCTGCAATCAAAACAATACTATTAAAATATTTTTCTAATAGTTTTATTTGTGCTGCAGAAACATTAGCCCCTAGCGTAGCAACCGCAGGGAATCCTACTTGATCTAATCTAATTGCATCAAAAGAAGACTCTACAACATAGACAATATTTGAAGTTTTTATTCTATGTAGATTAAACAATGTCTTACCTTTTGGCAAACCAGGTGTGTTTTTAAATTCTTTACCTTCAATTGTTCTAGCAACAAATCCTATACACATACCATCTGGAGAATGTATTGGAATTGTAACTGAATCTTGTTTTTCTGAATAGCCAAGATTAAATTTTATTATTGAGTCTTTAGTAATCTTTCTTCCTTCATAATATCTATTTGCTCTTGGAGATTCTAATGCTTGATTATTTAATCTTTTAATTAATAATTCATCATACTGAACAAATTCTGGTTTACTTATTAATGCTTTATTTACTGATGTTTCAATACTATTTTCTTGTTCTTTACTTTTAATATATCTTATTGCCTCAAAATATGTTCTATTAGATATATGCATTACAAACTCAACAAGAGTTTTTGTAGTTTGACATCCAAAGCAAAAAAATAATCCATGTTCTTTTGATACCTCTCCAGCAGGAGTTCTATTATTATTATGATATGGGCAAAATACAATATAGTCTGTTCCATATTCAGCCTCAATGTCAATACCAGCACCAGTTAATACACGATAGACTTGTTCTGCAGTATAAGAGTCTTTAACCATTTTTGTCCTCGTAATCCTTATAGCGATAATATCCTCTATCAAAATCTACTTGAACTAGAAAATCCCCCATAAAACCATTTCTATTTTTTCTAAATACGCATTCAATAATGTCGCTATTTGTAGCACGACCAAGAGCCATTACCCAGTCAGCATCATAGGCAATTTGTCTAGACCAAGCAGTTTGTCCTAAAGTTGGTGGAGTAGAAAGATCTTTAACATCATCGGGAGTAGCAGATGAAATGGCAATAATAGGAACTTCTTCACTAATGGACATTAGTTTAAGTTCTCGTGAAAGGTTTTTCATTCGTACCGTTTCATTATCGGCTTTTTGGTTTGGTGACATTAATTGCAAATAATCAACAACTACAAAGTCTGGTTTATACTGATCAATTTTTCCACGTATAACTGAAGGAGTTAGGTCTCCACCATTGTCATTAGAAATAATATGAAACTCTGGCTTACCTGCTAGTTTATCGGCATGCCATTTTTTAAGCATTTCAATTTCTACTTCACCATTACTAAGTTTACGATGAGACCATAGGCCTTCACCCATAATTGCAAATACACGATTACGAACCTCTGTTTCAGACATTTCAAGACTTATAATAAGTGGACTGCGACCTTGTTTCCAAGCCTGTACAGCAAAATACAAGGCTAGCCAAGACTTTCCAATACCTGGATATGCAAGAAAAACCCCTAATTGTCCTGGCATAATTCCAGAAGGTAAGTAGTTATCAAATCCTGGCAAACCTGTTTTAATTCCAATGTGCCCAAGATCTTGCATTTTCTTTACGTTTTCAAAATATGCAATTGCTGATTCAAGATCTGTTACTTCAATATCCCTAATTGCAGCAGTATTCTTTTTTAATTCCGATGTTTTTGTAATGAGATGTTCAAGAGCATTTGTTCCATTACCGCTTTGAACTTCGGATGCTGCGTTGCGTAAAATATCTTTAAGGCTATCGTTTAAATATTCGGTTTGTAATTCTTCAAGGTGATGTTTGGTTGCACCAACACCTTCTACTGGAGCAAAATCCCTAAACTTTTCTACAACTAACGATATTGGTGGAACCGATTGATTATTTTCTGAATATAGCCTAATAAAATTCCAGACATCATTATGAGTTCTTAAAAGGTTATCAACATTTGCTTGTAATAATACGTGGACTTGTTTATCGTTTAATACTGCAGTTATTAACTTTGCTTCCGTATTATTCACTAATCCACCTCCTTGCCAATTTTCTTCGTTCTTCTCGCTCTTTAATATCTTGTTCTACTTCCATTTTACCACTAAGAATTTTTTCTGCATTATATGCAAAATAATTCCAAGTAGGATTTTCTGCTATTTTAAAATAATAATCTAATAAATCATAGCATTGAGAAATACCATAAGACTCAACAAGAGCGTCAGAGGCCCATTGCTCAACATTAAGATTCATGTTGCTTTTGGCTTCATATCTTTGTAGATGTAATTTATTATACCTACTTAGCAAAGCCATACGGTCTTTGCGTTCTGCCACTATTCGCTTTTAAATTCTTTTGCTTCGTTACTTTTTTCAATTAGTTTGTTTTCAACAAACTTGTATACACGCTCAAATGCTTGATCTATATTTTCTTCGTCACGCTTATAGTCAACAATACCAAGATCAAACCTTACTGATTGGAAATTGCCTAAATTGTGTGTATATCCTAATGTTACTGATACTTTCGTATTTTTATTTTCTTCCATACCCCACCTTTTCTATTATTAAATATTCTCTGCCCAAACAGGAATAAATCTACCATCTTCTGTCTTTGTATATGTAAGTATACCGTCACCCATACGTCTTGTCAACTCTTGGCTCGTAGGCGTACTATTATTTGTTATTAGTCCATCTTTTCTTGGTTGTCCTATATGTATACTTGCAAGTATAGCACGAATCTCTCTAACGTGATCTTCTGAATAATAAGATCTAATTTTAAATCCAGTCTTACCACCAATGCTTGAACCTACTGGTCTTGGAATGACTCCTCGTTTAATTAAACTTGGTATATATTTTCTATGACGATTAATTAATTTAGCAGTTTCAGCAACAGTATATGCTCGTTGTCTATTTTTTCTAAAGTCAGAACGCAGACAAGTTTCAAATCTATCTTTAGTTATATTATAAACAGAAACCATTCCAGTAGAGCGTGAACTATGATGAAGTCTTACCAGATCACCATTAAGAAACCATATTTTTTTATTACCCTTTATTATATCTTGGTTATTGTATATTTCGCTCTGAATAATTCCTTTGCTAGTAACCATCTACCCTCTTCACTTTCTTTTGGTGGATGAAAAAATTTTCTTAATCCACATCCAATACAGTAAGTTTCTATGTGCTGTAAACTGCTATACTGTCTATCAATAAAGATTCTACCTTTACATTTTTTACAATAAATCATTTTTTTACTTTTAGTTAGGTATTCCAATAATAACTAAATTTATTGCTAAAGATAAGTTACCAGGTGTGCCAAATCTTACTGCACCCTCAACCTTAGACGTAGTTGGAGGATTCAAAACAATACTAACATTTTGACCTGCTGGCGTTTGCCCAACGTTAACTGGTGTTGCTGTAATAATTGGTGGATATTTAAAATCGCTAAAGTCATAAGTAAAGGTTTTTTCACTTCCAGCAGTAACTGTAGCATCATTATATACAGGAACATATCCGCCGATTATTCTAGTTTCAGATGTTTTAAGATTTTGTTTACCAGCACTAAGTGTGTCTATAGTCGCATAATTATATGTTGCAGATGATACTTGAGTAGATATATCATTTACAGCATCAACAAGTGAATATAGATATGTAACGTCAAGAGGTTGCCCTCTTTCTGGTAGTGGTACTTTTGCCATTTATTCCTCCTATTTTATTATACCAAAGAAACTAAGCCAGAATTGTATATTTGCAAATTGGCATTTAATGTTTTTTCAGATGACTCAACTTGAATAATTACACGTACATTTGTAGTTCCAGTTTTAATAAATTGATATGAGTGAATTGGTGTTGTCCCATGATAAGTTGCTGTAGCCCCATCAAATCCAACAAAAACATCATATTTTGGCCTATTTAATTCATCTCCCCATACTGCACTAATAACTGAGGGTGAAACCTGTATGGCTCCAACAACACTGGTAATTGAATCATCTAGTACAAGATTTATCGGAGACCATTGAGAGGTTCTATTTTTATCTTCAGAGATTATTCTATATCTAAAAATATAGCCAACATTGTTTGAATCTATAGGTGGCAAAAATGTTTTTTTAATAATTACCTTTTTAATACCTAAATCAGCCATTATGATTGCATCTCATCGGATACGCTTATAGAAAATCTAAACTCAATATAATTGTTAGTGTTAGGATTTTTAACAATTGTTGACGCAGCTGAATTTTGAATAACTGAATACCCTGTTAAACCATAAAGTGGATTAACTGTTGCAATATTTTCTAATCTTAATGCATCTAGAGCAACATAATAATTTTGAGAAGGCAACTCATCTTTAAGTACACATGCATAAATTTTTACAATATTGACGGTATTCCAAGTAAAGTTTGCACTCGTATATAATTCTTGAAGTTGTTTTTTTACAACAAAAAATCTTTCAGTAGAAAAATCATATTGTCCACCACTGCTATCGTCTAGAACTTCTGCTTCAAATCTTGCAAACTCTCCCTCACTTGTTGATGCAAATTCAACAAGAACCCTTACAGTATCTGGAATTAGTTCAGAGTCTCCATCTTTGTTTATTAAAGAAAATGCTAAACGTAACTCATCTATTGGAGAATTTTTATCAAAATCAAAAGTACCGCCAGTTAGGCGTATATAATTAGAATCTTCTTCAATTACAAAATGATCTTGTGTTGGACCACTATCCTCACTAATTGTAATATTTGCTTCATCTCCCTGAATCATAATTATGTTATTTAAAAATCTTGGACGCTCA